AAAAATGAGTAATTTTTTCTAAAGGCACTTAATTGTGCCTTTTTTATGTTATCATTAAGGCCCTTTAAACAAATGGAGAAAAAATGTCATTACAAACCTACAACCAAAAAACATCAAAGCTATACAACATTGATACTGAAACAAACAAAAGGTCAATGTCAAAAATCTATTCAAAACACTTTGATAAAATGGATCATATCGCAGCACTATTTGAAAATGAAACTTTTGCTATGTTTGATGAATGTTTAAGCGATAAAGCATTTGGACAAATAATAATCGACAATAGTTTAAATGATGTAGAAGATATTGTAAAAAAACTATGTGATTATGCCCACGAAAATTTAATATAGGAGATCAAATGGAACCAACAACTAAATTAAGAAAAATAAGAAAAGACATTAACGGAAAAACAATCAATAAAAGTAATGTAGTACAACGCTTTCAAAAGTATCTAACTAAAAAAGAATGTGCCAGGGCCGAAAAATTAGGAAAATGGGCAAAAACTTTTTCAAAGTATGAAAGTGAATTTACCATTAAAGATATAAACCGCTTTATTGAGATTTATGAAATTCAATACAAAGTGAAAGCTATAACAAAATCTACTTACACAAATGAGATAAAAGCCTTAGAAGATTTAAAGCCTAACAAAATTGAAGATATTTTCAGGATAGACCAATTAAGAACTGATCCCAGGAAAAAAGAAAACCGCAATTCCAAGATGAAAATTCTTAGAATAGATTTACAAAATGTGTTTGATGACAGGGTATTTGTAAACAAAGAAGATCTACGCAAACAGTTGATTAGTTTTCATAGTGTTGATTGGTCGGGTGAGGGTGATATTAACGAACTTACTTTAGAAGATTTATGTGATTATGGTGATTGGGATTATAAAGAAATTAAAAAAAATGACGATAACAGTCGCACAAAAAAATCGGTATCCAATTCCAAAAAATCTACAAAACTAACTTACAAAGATTTGGGAACTACTAATTTTTCCTAAAACCTGGTAAACCTAACAAGGGCGGCTATATGCCGCCTTTTTTATTTTTATTTTTATTATTATTCCTGGCGGTTTGGGTTTATAATAAAGCTGCAAACAATTTTGTTTGCTAGTATTGGAGAAAATACAAAATGAAAAAAAATATATACGATAATTCAGGCAATAGAAACGATAGAGCCGTATGGCTATCAACCCCATATCACGCCTATTTAAAAGTGTTAGTATCTGGCGTATTACATTCTGGCTTTAAACCCTCTAAATATTCATATCAGAATGGAAACCATTATTATCTTGAAGAAGATTGTGATGCCCCTGATTATTTAAAGGCGTTACATGGTAATGAATGGGCTCAACATTTACCTAAAATTCCAGGGGAATATAGAGAGGAGGAAAAACCATTATGAAAAAAAATGTAACCATAGACGATTTTGGAAAAGCGTTTGATTTGGCAAGGCCCAACAATTTTACAAGTTGGGGCCAGGACGCTTTATATAATTACCTGGTTTTAGACTTAGAAGAAAATACAGGCCAGGAACAAACCCTTGATGTAATAGCCTTATGTTGTAGTTATACTGAATATGGGAGCTTTGACGAATTCAACCAGGACTACCCCGACATAAATTCAATGAAACAATTACAGGAAAATACAACAGTTATTGGAATACCCTATTCAACACAACCCAGGGAAGATAAAATAACTGGCGGGTTTTCAAGCGGCTTTATAATTCAAAACTTTTAAGGAGATTAAAAAATGGAAAAATTTAAACTAATATCACTCAACAAATGGGAACAGGAATATAAACCAGTAATGGAAAACGGAGATTATAAAGCCTACCCCTATGCAAGTGATATACCTAACAATATAAGTGATTACAATATTTGGACTCTAGTAGACGGAGATGACGGAGTATTGTTAATAATGAGTGGTTCCTGGCTATGTAATAGAATGGAACATTATGTAACCCTAAACCCCTGGAAAGAGGGCGAACAGGTAAACACATTCAATGCTTATGGTTATGAGTTGAAGATAGAACAAATTTATGAAGATATTGAAGAAATGGAAGAATGTATTAAAAAAGGTAAAGACCTAGATTGTTACGGCCACACCAAAGAAGAACAGGAAGATTTTAAACAATCAATGTTTTTAGACGATATAGAGTATTGTAAAAAAGAGATTAAAAACTGTAACGAAATGGAAAAGAAAGAATTTATTCCAAGGTTGGTGGAATAATGTCTATGCCGCCACTACCAAATAACTCAGATGAGAAAGATGAAATATGTCCAAAATGTCAATCTCAATTAGATTGGGATAGAAACCTAGATTGGGAAAACGAAATATGGATATGCGATAATTGTAATACTGAATTTTTAGTCCATATCGAGTATGTCAGAGATTGGAAAGATATAGAGGAGGTTGTCGAAAAATGAAACCTGAAAAAATAGCCTGGATAATCGTCGGGGGCCTGGTAATAACTATGCTATGGATAACTATAATTCTAATTTTAGTTTTTTTATAAAAAGTGGAATAAAAAAAAAGATCCTTTGATTGGTTTTTTAGGTCTATAATTATTAACCAGGCAAGCGGCATAGCCTTTTTAAATATGCCGAAGTTTGGAGTAATACAAATGAGAAAAATATCACGACAAATAGCAAACGCTTTTTATAAAGGCAAACCTAAAACAATAGGCAACACACACACCAACGGCCAAGAGGTTTTTTTGCATGGTAACAAAATAGCCTGGAAACCTGATAACGATAGACTAGCCATTACCCTGGCAGGTTGGCCAACACCAACAACCAGGGAAAGGGTAAACGCTGTATTAGATACATTTGGTTTTAAATATTATGTTCAGCAAGTAGACCATACCCAATACCTAACTAATTTTGAAGATAAAAAAACTGGCGTTATAAATGACACCAGGGTTTATACCTTTCAAAGAGTGGGGGATAAATGGCCCATAGCTAAAGAGGTGAAAAAATGTTAAACATTTTCCTAGCACTTTCATATTGTTTAGCTGCATTAAGTACAGGAATTTTTATAGTTTTTATAATGGATATTATTCTATTAAGGAGTATAAGAAAATGAAACACTAAACCAGGCACAAACAAAAGGGCGGCATATAGCCGCCTTTTTTAATACCAGGCAAAAACTACACCAGGCATTATTCCAGGAATTAACCCCAAAACCCCCAACCCAAGGCAAGGGGGCACCCATTAAAACCGCTTAAACGGAAACCTCGAAAGCCTAAAACCACCCTAAACCACCTAGAACAACCCAAACACCCAAGAGCCAGGGCCAGGGCTCCAAATCTCCCCAGGAACAACACCAGGCAAAACACCCAGGGAGAAAACACCAGGGCCAGGAATAAACCAGGCACCAAAAAATTAAAAGGGCGCCAAGCTGCAACAGTTTTAACTTCCATAATAATTTTGGAAGTCTTTTTTAACTTCCAACCAGGCAAAAGGTAAACAAATAATTATTAAAAAGTTGGTCCTTACAAATTTTAAGCAGCAAACAACCAAAACCCCTTAATAGATCCTTACAAGGTATTTAATTTTTTACAGTTAATTCAAAGACTTATATTTTTCCCCAAATGCTAAGAATTAACTACACCCTTAAAACCTCCAAATATGCGCTTAATTCCATTAAAAACCTAAACCCAACACAAACACCAGGCAAAGAACACATAGAGCCAGGAACAAGCAACCAGGCACCAAATAACCATAGATAACAACTAAAAAAGAACCATACCCCGAGCTCAGCAGTTTTCAGGGGCCTGAAATACGAAAAAGCCAGGGAGTTATTACCCCAAATTCTTTTTTTTAAATACGCATTAAAACCCCAATAACTGAAAAATTCTACCGCGATCTTTATATCCCCCCAAAAAAGCATTAAAAAATGCCAGGATAATTTTCTTCTCAGGAAACTACCAAAAAATAAAAAGGGTTTAGGGTTTTTTTTGTTTTTTAGCCCTGTTTTTTTCTTCTCAGGAAACTTTTTGAGCTGCAACAACATGCAAGGCCATACAATTACCAGGCGGCCAAAATACCCCCAGGGGGGCCCATTTTCCTACTGCAACAGTTCACGGTGCCCTCCAACCCACAAAAAACGAAGTTTGAAAATAAAGTTCAAAGTTAACATAATTTTCTGGTATACTACTTACTATTATTTAAAAGGTTGTATTGTGGGCAAAAAATCCAATAATCCTGCCATGAAGAAGGGCATGGTTTCTCTTAATCCAGCAGGTCGGCCTAAAGGTTCTGTTAATAAATACACCGCCCTCGCAAGAGAGTTGATGTCGAATAAGAGTCCTGAAATAGTGGAAAAGGTGATTTCAAAGGCTATAGAGGGGGATGTACATTGTTTAAAGATGTGTCTGGACAGAATACTACCAGTACACAAGGCTGTAGACCCCAATAGGATGAAAAACGATGCACAGGTGATTATTAATGTTTCCTCTATAGAATCGATTCAGAAGCACTTAGGTAATACACCAGATGAGAAATTGGTTAATCCCAAAGAGAAGAATGATGATGAAGTGGTGGTAAGCGTAGCAGCTAATGGCTAAAAATGCCATAGAAGAGGCTTTTATACCACAAGATGAGTGTTCTATATGTGGTAGTGATTATGATCCTGATTGTGGCGGTGTTCAAGGACATTTTGGTATATGCCCTGTTACTTTTTGTGAATGGTGTTATTCTTCTATTATAGATATGGCATCTCAGCATTTAGGTTTAGAAGAAGATGGCTGAATTAAACATTGATTTGCATCCAGCACAGTTGCAGATATTCAATTCCGACAAGAGATTTAAGATTGTAGCTGCTGGTCGTAGGTTTGGGAAGTCGTATTTGTCTGCATGGTTGTTGTTGATACAAGCTATACAGGCTGATAGTAAGGATGTGTTCTATATTGCTCCTACCTTTCAGCAAGCTAAAGACATAATGTGGGCGATGTTGAAGGAATTAGGTCGAGATCTGATTACTGCTGCCCATGAGAATACAGCTGTATTGACATTGATTAATGGTAGAAAGATTTACTTAAAGGGTTCTGATAGACCAGAAACCTTGAGGGGAGTGGGATTAGCTTATTGTGTGCTAGATGAGTATGCAAATATGAAACCCCAGGTGTGGGAACAGATAATTAGGCCCACTTTGGCTGATGTTCGTGGTGGTGCCTTGTTTATAGGAACGCCATCTGGCAAGAATCATTTCTTTGATTTGTATCAGGATGCTTTTGAAGATGATGATTGGGATGCTTTTCAATATACTTCTATTGATAATCCCTTTTTACCTGCTGATGAAGTAGAGGCTGCGAAGAAAACAATGTCCTCTATGTCATTTAGACAAGAATTTGAGGCATCTTTTGAAACATTTACTGGTGGTATCTTTAAGGAAGATTGGTTTAAGGTAGATGAAGAGCCAGAAGAGGGAAGTTATGTTATTGCTATCGACCCTGCTGGTTTTGAGGCGATAGAGAAAGAACGGAATTTAAAACGCTCTAGGTTGGATG